TGCAAGATTTCAACGGAAACGACCCATTCGCCGCGCACTACGGTGATGCGATGATACCAAGGATTCCAATCCACCCTACGGGGCTGCGGTTGGGGTTCCGGGAGCCCGTGGGAGGCATGGCGTGGCTGCAGAGCAAAGTGCCGGTTGATTTTGTTGGCCGCACACAGCACGTGCACCCAAACGGCGCAGCTACTCGCGCCGCCTTCTACGAGACTGCTGTTTCCGAGTATTCCAATCCTGACACGTCACTTTATGTGTGTGTTGGGGAAAGTAACACACGACCTAATTGCTTTAATTTGGTTGCGGCTGAACGTGCCCCACAGTTGCACCGTCGACAGGCTCCCTTCCATTTCATGCGCCCTTTATTGGACGCGTGGGATGTGCTTAGGTGTGAAGACGCGATGGACAACATACGTGCTGGGCAAGCATATGGCACTACTTGTGCCTGCACGTTTGGTTGCTGCGACCATATCAAACACGCTATTACAGAAATGAGTATGACTCGGCGTGTTATCAATGTCGTGGTTTTGTTGTACGATGTGTATGACATCACCTTGGCGATGATTGAGCAATTTTTCAACGACATCAATCAGTTCCACATTGAAGGTGTTGTTGTCAAGTGTGACGTAATGATGGGGTTGACAAAATTCAACCCATATCAAGGTGTTGCATTTGGTGGTGAGTACTCGTACAGGTGGGTGCCTGGTGGGAAGGTGCTAGCAATGGTAAAGGGTAATGGCAACGTCCCGTATGGGCCGCATGATGCGTGCTATTGGGCACATTCGTGCCGGCCACAGTGGGGCAACTTGGTCTGGAAGATGACCACTGAGTTGGGGCCGCATGATGAGGTTGCTGTTTACCGGTTCGCGTACAACAATAATTACGTTTTGCGCGAACCACCATTGTTATTGGGGTTTGAATATGCGCACGTTCATGAGGATGAAGTTCAACCGACTACGTTGATTCCGATTGAATTGGCAACTGAGTTGCGATTAACAGCTCAGGGCCAGGTGCGTGATAATCGCCTCCAAAGTGAGTTATTTAGACGTGCACGCCGCATAGTTAGTGGCCGGGACCCGCACGTCAAACTCACTGTGCCAGAGGTGTTGCGAGAAGAAGTTGTGTTGGTGGCGGTTAAGGATGCCTTGACCTATGTTTCGCCGCACGAAGATGATATGATGACTGGGTTAGATCAACGAGCGGTTGAACTGGCTCAACACAATTTCCGGCTCCGGAACTGGGGCATGAAGTCAGCTAAATGGGTCGCCATAGCAGCAATCGTGTCGATTGTTCTGTTTAAACTGCTCATGACGCATGGTTTCGTGAACTTGTTCGAAGGCTGGTTGTACGTGTTGATGTCGGTGACTGGTGCAGCTGCTGGCGGCACCGCTCTAACTATCGTAGTCGTGTCGTTTGCAATCATGTTTGGCGTCACTGACGTCAGGCAGATTGCCTTCTCTTACCGACTCCCGACTCATCGATTGTTTTGGACTTATGTCATACTGCTGATGTTGATGACTACGGCAGTTGCCCAAGACCAATATGTGCGTGATGCCGGCGTCTGCGATTATCGCGAAGATGTTGGGTCAATGCATTGGTTGAGGCACATGGAATGTCCAACGCAATATCCCGCTTACCACTCGACCCAAGAGTTGAAACAAGTGGACCAAGGAGCAAAATATCAAGTCAACGAAGTGCATGACCATAGGGCGAGTGCTGGCCCGACGGTGTATGGTTGTGCCTCCGTTGAAGCCCCCGTGAGTGTGCCGGCCGCCTGTCAGTGCAATGAGATTGTAGCTTTGACAAATCGTGCGTTGCTGGCCGTACCTGGCTGTGTGGCAGGTGCCTGGGATGAGGCTTTTGACTTGTTTGAGAAGTTTTATGTGGCTGCCGCGAATAGGGTTGGTCAAACATTCCCCATTGACGTTATTGGCTGGGAGGAGTGGTTGCACCGCGAGGGTTACGGCGCTGCTTTTCGGGCGAAAATGCGGTTGGCAAAGGATTCGCTGCTAGATTTCAAATTGGCAGCCAAGGATTACTATCGCAATTTTTTCGTCAAAATTGAGAAATGGGTTAAAGATGCTGAGTATGCACCACGTGCCATCCAGGGGATGACCGATCGGTTGCAAGCAACAATTGGACCCTTCTTCTATTCTCTCTCCAAGGTTCACAATAAGGTACTTGGTGTTGAATCACCCATTTGTTACGGGCCCGGCTTAACCGCTGAGCAGATCGGCGCATGGATCCAAGAATGGAGCGAAACGTTTCCAAATTTCTATGCTGCCGACGCGGTTAGGTTTGATGCGCATCTGAAGCGGCCGGCTTTTGAACGTATCAACAAGTTCTATAAATCCGTTGTGCTTGCGCCTCGGCGTGTGACTGATGCTGTCAATAGTAAGATTGACAAGATCGGTTACACCCGTTTCGGCATACGGTATGAGGTTGACGGGACACGCGCATCTGGAGATTCAGACACTACGGAAGGAAATACTGGTTTCACGATTGCATCAACCAATGCTGCGCTTATCAAGCAAGGTTTCCAAGGCCCGGGGATCGATTACGCCTTGATTGCCGCAGGTGATGACCAGTTGTTTTTCACTTCTCGGCCAATTGATGAAGGTTTGTACCACAACTATCAGCTTAGTTTGGGTTTGGAAATCGAACTCATACCGGGCAAGCACTTGTATCAAGTCGATTTTTTGAGTGCACTCGCATATCCAACTGTTGACGGCATTGTTATGGGACCCAAGATTGGACGACTTTTGGCGCGTCTTGGGACCGCAACAACACCGCAGAAAGATTATGGCGAGTATATGTACTCTGTCGCTCACGGTTTATACAATTTGACTCATCATGTGCCCATTTTGCGCACCCTGATTTGGAAGATGATGTCATTGGGAACCGAGAATGATAAGATTGAATTTGAACATTTCAAGATGAACGCCACTGCTGCCCATGGGCTACACAGTGATGTTTATGGATTTGTGTGTGATAGGTACAATGTCAGTCTGTCTATTGTAGATGAGATTGAATCCGAAATCACCGGGATTTGGGTGTTCCCACATGTGTGGGAACACCCTGCGATCATTGATATGATCAAGACCGATGGTTAAGACTTCATCATTACAACGTAACCCACCGCGGGGGATAATAAATAGCGGTGTCACCTCATAAGCGAAGGTGCGTAGGCGAGCTAGGTCATTTAATTGACCGGGCCAAAGAATATCTGACTGTATGGAGAACAGCAAGAAGAAAAAGGAGAAAAAGGGAGGAAAGGCACCGACCACCAGCGAAGTTGACGCACTCAAGAAACATGTGAGTGCGTTACAGCGTAAACTCAACGCTGGTGGGCCTGTTGCGAAAGCGACAGGCGCTCGAAAGGCACACGAAAGCAACACCGAGGTTGCTGTCGTGGCGCGCAATCGAGATTATGTCGGTGGGGCCCCAGTCAAGCGACATTTGCCGTCTGGCGACGTTGAGGTCACGCACACTGAGTTCATTGGGACCGTTGTGCAGTTGGCCGACGACGTTTTGCCGGCTGGGGTGCTCACCGACGTGCTCAATTGGAACCTCGTGCCGAAGATCAACCCGTTTGGCGCTGGGCAGGTTTATGGCGGAGCAATTTCAGTAAACGCCGTGAACCCGCTCAACCAAGCGATGTTCAAGGCCCTCTCAGCCATAGCGATGAACTATGAGAAATTTCGGTTCACCAGCTTGAAATTCCGGTATGGCAACCGGACGTCAACCACCACCGGCGGCGACATCATCATGGCATGGGATATGGACCCAGATGATGCACCGCCCTCCAATAAGGATGGTTTCTTGAACTTTAAACGCAATGTGAGCGGCGTGCCCTACAACGACAAGGTCGTAAGCATCCCGCCACAGGACGTTGCGTTATTCATCAACCAGGTTGCTGAAGCTGGCCCTGCGTCATCTGCGCCAGCTGTCGCACCCGAGCCTCGTACTTGTAATTACGGGTCTTTCTTTTTTGCCGGTGGCAATGTCGGCGCAACAGGACAAATTGGCGATTTGTTCGTCTCGTACACTGTTGAGTTGTACGAGTTCCAAAACCGCCCCGAGCTGCAGATTTCGAGCACGTGGTTTCAGTCAATTGGCACACCAATTGCTGGGACTAGCAACCTGAAACCGCTTGGGGATGTGACCACCCGCCCACGTTTTTCACAAGGCGTCACACTCGGTGAGTATGTGACAGCTGGTGGTGGACCAACCCAAGCAGTGGTGTTTGGTGAGCCTGGTGAGTACTCGGTAGACTGTGTCTATAATGGCACAGGCTTTTCGGGCGCTGTCCGGGCCGCGACACTTGATGCAAATGGGTCCATCAACTCTGAAAACGTGTCTGGTATATTTGTGGACACATACAACAACATTTTGGGCGCCACCTTTGCAGTGCGACAGATGCTTGTTCGCATCATTGAGGCGCCTGCTGCCATAGCCATGTGGCTTGATGCCGCAACAACGTTTACCAACGTGGTTTATAACGTTGCCAAGATGTTGCCCGGTTCCACAACCGGACCCGAGGTGTCTTTCACTGTGCCCACCTACCTGCCTATTGCTCCGTTCTTTGAACGAGAGCTGGTAGACATGGGTACAGGGATAAAGACCACACGAAAGCTTCCGACCCGCGGTTTGCGAGCCTTGCGCGAGCAGACCGATACTGAAAAGGTCGTTGTGACAACAATCACAACTGCTGCTTCCCATCGGAATGATCTTTGACCCAAAAATACGAC